GATCTTGCGATAAATTGGAACAGCCAGTTGTAACAACTGGTCTTCGGGCATTGTTCCAGATAGCCGCTTTATGATGTCGTCCAACGCCTCTGTCGCCGTTGATTGCGCATACCATTTCGGGTTTAGAATTGATTCTCTAGCTATGTCGTTGATGTTCATAATTGATACTCCAGAAAAATGGCACGTCCTTGTGCATGGTTATAATATTAAGCGGCTTTAAGATCAGCGAACGCGGCTGATAAAGCCCAAATCGCTTTGTTTAATTTCACGTTTTCAGTCACACCAGTAATCGCTTTTGCCGTGCGGTGCGTTACTGTGTGTGACTCGGGATCGCGTTTCCATACTCGTACGCCGCCGCGAATCAGTTTTTCTTGCACCACGTTCATGGTCGTCCACAAATCGCTTCCGGTATCAGCGTACCGACGTGGACGAAGTAGGTCAGCCGGGCTTACCCTGACGTTTTCGTCTTCAGCATCCCAGCGAAGTGACAGCGCTGCATTAGCAAACATTTCTTTTTCGGGCCCGGTCAGGTGCAACGCTGACATTTGTTCAACCTGATCAAGTACGGCTGGCATTGCGTCGACTATTCGAAACGTGCCTTCGATTACACTGTTGATAATGTCGCCAGAATGCCTGACTTTGATATTCTCTATTGATTGCTGGTCGCAGACCATTCCGTTGAGGCATGCCAGCCGCATGATTCCGGCGTCGAGAATATATGAGCTCGTCCCATCATGCGAGTTCGTTAAAACGGTTTCGGCGAATAGCTCGCCTTTTGCCAAGTCCTTATCCTGACGGAACCGGATCATGTGTTTTGTGAACTCCCGCTTACCAGGTATTCGACTGCGGCTTTGCGTAGCGAAGACCGGAAAAAACCCCTCGTTTCTCAGAGCTTCGACCACTTCGATTGTCGGTATAAATTTATACCGGTCGCCGCGCGATTCGTGCGCTTCGCTGGCGAATATTGATGGTGCAATCGCCATCAATTTGTCGTTGTCTAATGGTTGGAATTTTGAGCTTGTGAATGTAGCCATGATTTAATCCTCGATTACTGTGCAGCTTGAGATTCTTTTTTTCTTTCCGATTTCAGTTTTTGCCCACCAGGTACCGTTGAATTTTTGACGATTTGCGCCCGTTCTAGATTGCTTGTATGACGGCTCTTCGCCATCGATTAATTCAATATCGGTAATTTCCGCCATTTTTTCTGATATTCTTTCAGCGATAGCGACTATTTCAACCTGCCGCCAGCCAGCTGGGACTTTAATACCTATCGAATATTTAATTTTCATTTTTTAATTCTCCGAAAAAATTGTTAGTAGAATCAACGTTGTGACGTTACCGTCATTAACGTTAGATACAAGTGTATACACTGTATACACCTATGTCCAATTGATTTTTTCAATCGATTCGGCAATATCGATTGATTTTTTTAATGATTGATTTTATCAATCGATACGCTCGAATCGATTGATTTTTGTGATAAACTGTTGCCTATGAATCCAATTATTGACGAACTGTCGATTATGATTGACTACACCGCGTCGACTAAATCGATACCTGATATAGCTCGTGACAATAACGTGTCGATTGCGACTGTTGGCGAACTCGCTTCAAGGTTCGGTTGGCGTCGTCAAAATACTAACGTGCCGGATGTCCTGCCAAGTAAAAAATACATGGACGGTTACACTGACGGCGTTATTGAATCACTCGAAGTCATCGCCGCGGCCGTATCAAAGCGCCAGCGCATGCGTGTATCACGCGGCATCGAAAAAGGCGAGAGACTCGAGGACCAACTCGACTATCTAATCGAGCGTATCGATTCCGAAGGCGAGTCTCTTAGAACCGTGCAACTTGCGAACCTCATATCGGATGCAACATCTATATATAAGAGTTTGGTCGACACGTCAAAAACAAACATATCGCTGGAACGCCTGGTCTATGGTCTCGCTGACAATGCGAACGGTGACGCGCCGCAACGGGAATTGACAATGGAAGTTCGCATCGATTCGGTGATAGATAAAATCAACGCGCGCCGCGCTCAGCTGGAGCAGAATGGCATCACTACTCACTAGCCGACACGACTATGCAGAGTTTCTAGCAGAATACCGGGACTGCGATATAGACGTGCAGCATGAGGTTCAGCGGCAATTGATGCGCGACGACCTTTTTTACCTGCTCGTTTACGGGCTGAATCGACCGGATGCTGATACCGACTGGCTGTTCCAACGATGCCGTGAGGTGCAGGCCGACCCTGACGACCGCCTAGACCTATGGGCTCGTGAGCACTACAAATCGACAATCATCACGTTTGCTCAAACAATACGTGAGATTCTGATTGATCCCGAAATCACTGTAGGCATCTTTAGTCACACCAGGCCCCAGGCCAAATCATTCCTTAGGCAAATCAAACAGGAATTCGAGCTCAACAAGACATTGGCCGCCTTGTTTCCGACGATTCTGTACAGTAATCCACGCAAAGAATCGACGAAATGGTCAGAAGACGAAGGAATCACAGTCAAGCGGCAGTCAAATCCGGCAGCGGCAACGGTTGAAGCATGGGGCGTCGTGGACGGCCAGCCGACCGGCAAGCACTTCTCCTTGCTAGTCTATGACGATATCGTGACCCGAGACTCGGTAACAACGCCGGAAATGATGGAAAAGGTCGTCGATGCCCTGGCGTTGTCATATAACCTGGGCGCCCACGGCGGTCGCCGCCGGTTCATCGGCACCCGGTATCACTTCTCTGACGCGTACCGAACAGTTATGGACCGCGGTACCGCTACGGCGCGAATTCACCCGGCGACACAGGATGGCTCGATCGATGGGGTTCCGGTATTCCTGACACAAGATCAGCTCGACGTTAAAAAGCGCGACATGGGCGTTTATGTTTTCTCGTGTCAAATGCTGCAGAATCCGATCGCTGACGACAAACAAGGCTTCAAGCGAGACTGGATTCGGTATTACTCGGGGGCGTTGCCGAGTAGTATCAATTGGTACCTGCTGGTCGATGCTGCAAACAGCAAGCGCAAAGGTAGTGACTATACGTCGATGTGGGCCGTTGGGCTAGGTAGCGACAAGAAGATGTACGCGATACCAGAAGTTCGTGATCGATTGAACCTGACCGAACGCACGAATCGATTGATAGAACTGCACCGCAAGTACTCACCGTCGCAAGTGCGCTATGAGCAGTATGGGCTGCAGGGCGACATCGCGTACATTCTGAAGCACCAGGAACAAATCGGCTATCGTTTCGATATTCACGAAGTGGCCGGTCCGACGAGTAAGATTGACCGGATAAAACGGCTCGTACCGCTATTCGAATACGGTGATATTCTGTTACCCAGGTCTCACGCGGTTACGGATTACGAGGGCAAGGTGCGCAACCTTGTGCACGATTTCATCGAAGAAGAGTTCGTCCCATTCCCGGTCCCATTGCATGATGATATGCTCGACGCACTGTCACGCATAGCGGAAACGGAAGGAAAACTTGGCGGCTACGTGTCGGATAAAAAGATTCAACTATCATTAGAGTGGCCAAAACTTCAAATATATGACCCAGACATTGCATACGTGGATGATCTGGATGACGACTGGAGACTTCGCTAGTGACAAGTTACGCCGATATTCTTAATAGCAATCCGGTACCGGAAGAACCTGACGACGCGCCGGTTAATCCCGACGAACTCAGCTTTCAAGAGTTACAGACATTTTGCTTGAGGTTCGGGATCAGCCCGCATGGCGAACCAATGCCGACAAAGAAATGGACTACAAAGATGGCAATCAGCTATCGTCGGCAATCCTTGATCGCATGAAAGTACTCGGCATACCGCCAGCAACGATGCCGCTGATTGGTATCAATATCGAAGCCGCGTTGGGAGAGGAAGCGAAGCAGCGTACCGACTGGCGAGTCACGCCGGATGGTGAATCTAATGACCCAGAATCACAGGACGTTGCCGACGCGCTTAACTTCAAGCTGAACAAAGCCGAACGTCGTAGCCGTGCTGACCGTGCATGTTCCGACGCTTATGAATCACAGTACAGCGTGGGCGTCGGTTGGGTCGAGGTATCTAAAGCAACCGATCCGAGAAATTATCCCTATCGATGTCGAGCGGTGCACAGAAATCAAATGTTCTGGGATTGGGATGGCTATCTAAAGGATCCCATGGGCGACGAATCAAGGTTCGTCGGCCGTCGCAATTGGATCAATCGAGACATCGTACCGTTGTTGTTCCCGGACAAGATCGATATTATAAAAGGCTGCGGTTCCGGTTGGACCAGTATGGACATTCTGACGCTGGACGGCGGGCAATCAACCGGGCTCAACCGAGCGCTAGACATCGAACGATCATGGACTATCGAGGAAATGGAATGGCGCAATTTACACATGAAAATGCTCATGCTCTACGAGGTTTGGTACCGCCGCTGGAAGAATGAGTTCTTTTTGCGCGATGCGAACGGTCGTATTGAAAAGCTCGACATCAATAATGACGAGCAGTTGTTTCGAGCCGGTCAACCCGGCGCCGAAGTTATCAAGGCACCAACCAGCACCGTTCGACGCTCATGGTGGCTTGGTCCGCATAAAATGGCCGACGAAGAAAGCCCATACCTTCACAATCATTTTACCTACGTTCCGTTCTGGGGCAATCGTGAAGATCGTACCGGGGTTCCGTACGGCCGCATCCGCGCCATGATGTACATGCAAGACAATATCAATGCGACATTGTCCAAGATTCGCTGGGGCCTGTCGTCTACAGTAACGGTGCGTACCGACGGCGCATATCTCGGTACCGCATCACAATTGCGAAATCAGGTAGCTCGTGTTGACGCGGACATCGTGCTGAACGCCGACCACATGGCCAAGCCTGGAGCAGAGTTTCGCATTGATCGTAATTTTCAGTTGAACGAGCAGCAATACAAGATTCTGGTTGATTCGATTTCCTCACTGAATCGTTTGGGCGGACTTGGCGATGACTTCCTGAATCAAGGGCGTGGTTCCGATTCGGCAGCCGGAAAGCAGCTCGCGCTCGAACAAACATCGGTCGGCTTGGCCAACATCAAAGACAATTTCAACGAATCGAGATCAACTATAGGTAAAATCCTGCTTTCGATGATTATTCAAGATTCACGCGGTCGAACCGAAGACATCACTATTGAGGGCCGGGCGATACGACCGGATAAGACCATAACGCTCAACGCGGTAGACGAAACAGGTCAACGATATAACGACGTCGAGAAAGTATTGCTCAATGTTGAACTCGAAGACGTGCCAAGTACGTCATCGTATCGTGAGCAACAGCTCGCTGCATTTAGCGAAGCGTTCAAGTCAACGACACCAAACTACCAAACGCTAATGATGCCGCATATGATTAATTTGATGAACATTCCGTTCAAAGAAGAAATCATCAAGGCAATGAAAGAACAGGCGGCAAATAAATCGCCGGAAGATCAACTCACCGAAGCCAAAACGGCCAAGACGCGCACTGAGACAGTCAAGATCGGCACCGAAGCCGAATTCGCGGCAATGCAAGCTGCTGACGTGGTGGTTATGCGTCCCGCCGACGCTCCGGTTGCCGATTCGATAATCGACGCGGCAAAGACCCTGGGAGACCCGAACGTT